TTATGTGCTTGGTGATGCGAATTGCTCTAACATCAATAAATCTGGTTTAAACACGTCCTTGACGTCTGTATTAGGCTCAAAAGTGCTAAATTCTTTCTTCTGTGGCTTTTTTATAATTATTCCATTACTTATATCCACTAATGCCTTTTCAATCAATTGTAGCCCCATAGATTGTAATTCGTGTTCCCATAAAAGTTTGGCCGCCTTTCGTGGATCTATTCCATACATCTTTGGATCTATGAAACAAATATCCTGATAGGCAATATCGCCCCTGTCTATTCCGTTATTTAACCAAAATACAGTCCCTCCAGTAATTGCATCACGCATACGAACCGCCCACTCAATGGATGAGCGTCCACGATGACGAGGCAATAAGCTAGGGTGGTAACCTATCCAACCAATTTTCGCTTTGTAACGTGTTCTCACGCCGATATAATCGAATGAGTGAGCCGTTATTCCAATATCCACATTATCGGGGAATGTGTCCGCATTTAAAGAACCCGCAGGAACTACGGGAATATCAAATGTACGAGCCATTTTTGTAACATATCTATCATCCAAAGGAGAGCAAACGCCTACAACTTCAACAAAGTCCAATCGAGTGCATAAACTCAATACTTGCTCACCAAAATACTTTTGACCACTTATAAAAACTCTTAACTTTTTCATTTTCCTAAATATTTAAAACTTTGAACGGCTCTAAAGTGGCCACCATAACCACAACCTGTAATTCCGTTTTCTTTCTTACCTGTTTTGACGATACTTGCATTACTACGTTTTTTATTTGCTCCAAACAACATCGCACCAGTCTGAACCCACTTTTCAGAGTTTCTCAAGTAACCACAAAGTTGTGGGTGTGAAGTATGAAAGAAAGTGTGGTATTTATGTCCACAACGTCCATTTCCTTCTAAATGGTACTGCATAACCTCGTTTAAAAATGCAGTTCCAACGCCTGCACCTTGCCACTCTGGCATAACAACCAACCGAGTAGCTCGATAAGCCTTTGCAGTAAATAAGGGACAAACTGCTACGTGTGCAACGAGTTCGCCATTTACAACGCCAACAAAATACTCCGCTGCAGGTGGATGTTTTAGATCTAAATAGTAATGCTCTTTAAAAAACTTCCAGTAAGTTCCGTTGACCTTCCAAACTTCGAGCTTAACTTCTGGTCGTTTCCCAATATCGCTTTTTTTTTTAATACTTTGGTGTTCACGTCATACACCCAGTCTGGTTGAAGCCACTCAATTATATCATAATGGCACGATAACAAAACTACTTTTTTGCCTTTGTTCCTACGCCAGTTCTTACCGAACGCCAACGCCCCAACTTTAGCAATTTGTCTATCAATTACAGATGTGAACTCGTCAACGACAACCTCGTCGGGAGCTTCGGTAACTAACCGAGCCAATCCCGCTCTAAATTGCTGACCGTTGGATAACGCATTGAAAGGTCGCAACCAACTTGGAACGTCACCCAATCCCACCGATGCCAATGCTCCTGTAGCTTGGTTAAAATCGCCATTTGGTAAAATGCAATCCACTATCGGTTTGGTTGAGTCCCAACCTTTGTAAAGGTCATAAAGTTTGTCCTCTCCAAAGAATTGACGGCCTAAAGAAGTTTTGCCACTTCCCGAAGTTCCTACGATTAAACCAATACCCCAATCCAAATCGTCAATATCAATATTAAATTCTTGCACCCAGTTTGCACCACTTTCGGCATTGAATAAAGACTTCACTCGTTGAGCCCTGTAACTTTCAAAATCCTTGCACGAATGTTCAACTTTTATTATCATACCGTTACTACTTTAAGGGTTAAACCTTCTTTTTGGAGCTTCTCGAAAATAGCTTTTTGCTCCTCCTCATCTTTGCAAATTACAATAACACCGTATTGCTCTTTGTAGTTAAATTTTTTTGTCATTTTTATAACTTTTTTTATCTTTTTATTTGGTTAATTCATTGATAAATACTATCTTTACATAGTATTTGAAAGGTTACGCTTTGGTAAAAAGAACATTCCATTCTTTGTGAATTCTGTTTGCCAACTTTGCCATCATTAGCGGTGGAACTGACATACCTAACGTGTATTGAACTTTTGAACTTTTTTGGCTTCCGAAGTCATAATCTAATGGGAATGACTGTGCGAGCTTCATTTCGATTGTATTCATTCTTCTTGACTCGTCAAATAATGTAAGTTTAGATCCTTCACTACTTGCAATCGTTGGTACTGGTTTGTGCGGATAAATGAAAACGCTATTGAAATTCGAGTCTCGAGTTTCAATTCTCCACAAAACATCAGAATATTTTCGATCTCCATAAATTCGCCTGTCCCAAATTCTTTGGTCATGGTCAGTCCAACCTGTGTCATTTAGCCCATCGGTTCTAATTTCTTCAAATGGTATTGGATCCTGTGCAAACTTTAAATCCAGTTTTGGGAATTCTGAAAACAATAGCCCGAATGGCTTCGGAAGTAACTCCACCAAATCTTGACGAATAGCCACAAAAAACACTCGTTCTCTTTTTTGTGGTACGCCCATCTGCGAACTATCCAACTCAAACTCCTGTACCAAATAACCTGCCTTATCAAATTCGGTTATTACTTTTCGAACATAGTCCCGGGCATTGCCTTTTAATATTCCTGTTACATTTTCGGCCACTACAATTTTTGGCTGTAGTCTTTTAGCCAAATCAATAAAGTCATAAAATAGCGTGTCGAGAACCTGCTCCGCTTGACCCTCTGAAAACTTCCTTTGTTTACCCCAATCTCTCTCTCGAGTTCCACTCATTGAAAACGAGCTACACGGAGGCGAGCCGTCCAAAATATCCAGTTCAAATAATTCCGCAGGTAAATCCGTTCTGTTTTTAAAAGTTTGGATTGCTTCAACAAAAGCAAACTTTGGATTATGATTTTTTACATACATATCCGCCATTCGTTTGTCAATCTCAAGAAAACCGACCACGTCAAAACCTGCCAATTTGTAGCCCATAGTTGAGCCACCACCACACGCAAAGCAGCTAAATACTTTACCTTTGTTTTTTGGAAAATAGGCATCTGCCAACTTCCAACGATAATTTAATTCCATTCGTTTTTTGATTGATGATTAATGATTATATTTGTGCCTCTCACTTCATTAAACACAAAACCCGAAAACCCACAGAAGACATATTGTCCTCCGTAGGGCTTTCGGGTTCGTGTTTAAAAATGAGGTGAGATTCTTTTTAAAGCGGAGGACTTTTTTTACGCTATCCTACCAAAGCGTTGATTTTTTAAAAATAGATACCGTTTAAAACGGCATCTATTAATTTCTAAAGTGGATTTATTTTACTTGCTACCAACATCGCAATCAGATAATGACCGCCTCCTTTCTTTTAGTTAATATTACTTGTTCGGGTTGCCTATGAGCCAATTTGCTTTCGCTCCTTGGCTCAATCCTTACACCTTATAATTTCTTTCAGATGACAGGTTTTCTGTAAAGTATCCTTATAGCTTATAATTTCTTTCACTTGCACAGGTCACTTTATTGGCTTCCCTAATTTTTAAACTAGCTTATAGCTAATTGATATTTTTTGATTGTCGCCGTCATTGTACCATCTATCGCATATCATTTGAATAGTAGCCAACGGTTTTGAAAAATATGTTTTATTTCCTTTTCTTACTTTAATTCTAAATTGTAAATATTGCCACGCTCTGTTTTTATCAGATGTGTGGCTTTTTCCGCCAGCTCCTCGAGTTCTAATTTCCGAAGTGGTATCTACAATTTTATGAAAGTAAAAAGGCTGTCCCATTTTTAAAATAGTTTCTTTTTCTGTTATCAATATTTCAGATGGTCGTTTTGGATTTTCAATGTCCGGGTAGATGCCGTGTTTGAATCCCGAACCTTTAAACTTTCCATTAGTTCTAACAGTACGCTTTGGCTTATATCGGTCAATCAACAATGTAACTTCGTCTGTATTTTCCAACATCCAAACATCATTAAACTTTAAAACCAATTGTTGAACGGTTGAAATTCCTGCAAAATTTTGCACGATATGTTCGGGTTTGTTACTCCAAAACAATTCAATTTTTACGTTTTCAATTGCAGCCTCAACGGCTTTTCGAGTTACATCGTTAAACTCATCAGCAAACAAAATGTATTTTGTTTCTTTGTTGGCAACCGCCGCCAATTTTTCTGTGCTATCCTGTTTTTGCTCTATGTCGAAAATTGTGTTCATTATCTTTCTTGAGTTGGTTGGTCTAATTCTTTACTATATTCAATTGGTTTTATTAGGTTGTTATACAAGGCTAAAACTCGTTCAAATTCGGCTAATAAATCCGTTGTATCAACTTCCATTCGTTCTGACAAACCAATTTGAATGTGTAAGGTTTCAAGTTGTGTTCTTAACTTATATTTATTCAATTCTAAGAGATAAATATCCTCATCGTTTTCATCGTTTATTATAGTTTTGCCATCGTATTTACTCCACGGCTTTCTTATTTTTACAAAGTTTAAATATTGAAACTCTGTAATTTCTAAATACTCCTTCGGGAACTCATCTTCATCAAAAAATCTTAAATCTAAAACTTTTGAATTTTTATCTATTTCTATTCCAAATACGCTCATAGTTTTTGTTTTTTTAAATTCCTAAATACATAATGTAACACAGTGCATAATACGGCGGACGATTTTCGTGGGCCTCATTACCCCCAATAGAATCCGTTGAAAAATTATGATTATGAACCCCAGAGTTAGCAATATTTGCTGTATGCGTATGAAGACCACTCGTTGAGACATTACCTGGATATGATGTTGAGTTTGGAGCAGAATTATTACCACCACCTTTCCAATCTCCAGAAGCTTGTATAACGTGACCACTATGCGTATGACTACCTGATTGATTGATACTTATTGAATGATTATGTGAGCCCGCACTTTGAGTAGTTCCGTTGTGTGAGTGACTTGCCATTTGTTCCACAGATAATTGAACAGAATTTAAACCACCAAAATCCCCAACATTATATATGCCACCTGCACCAACAATAAATCTATCAATTAAATTAGGGGTTCCATCATTACCATTGCATAACTTCCAACCTGAAGGAATATTTCCAATTTCGCCGCCCCACATCTGAATAGTACCAATTGGTTGCAAATCTTTTAAAGTTCTTAATCGAAATAATTCTGAAAAGTTAAAAATGTCAATACCTCCAGTTCCGCACTTTGCATAAATGGTTCGGTATGCTGGTAAGCTATCCAAAACCGTATCATTATTAATGTCAGTATTGTAGTCAACATTTTCAAAGGCTTCAAAAATGGTTACTGTATTCGCAAATGCACCACCTTTAAAAGGGATGATTTCATTTTGATAAACGATAAATCCATCTGAAACTACACCTGCAGTATTTACAACACCTGTAATAATAGTTTTCTCACCGGCCATTTGTGCCAAAGCTCCAAGTGGTTCACGAAAGGCATCTTGTATAAAACGTAACGTTTTATTGGTACCAGGAAACCCAGTAGCGGAAACGATTAATTTGTTACCTAAACCCATAATATTATATAGTTTTTAACGAATAATTTGTAATAATCTAACTGTGCTTTCATTTTAATTAAAAAAGCAACTTCTTCTAATGCCGTTAATGGTTTTAAGTCAATGGGAACTAATACTGTAAAATCAGCACCATCTCCTAAAAGTTCCCACTCCTCCCTAAAGTAAACAGGTTTGTTGTCTTCGGGTTCGTAGAAAACAACCGGCTTATTTTCTTCTGGCTCATAAAACCATAAAGGCTCTTTTATTTTAGCATTTCTTATAATGATTCTCCTTTGTACATTATCGAAGCTATCATTCAAAACTGCCTGTAAATAGCAAATTTGCGAGTTGTGGTTCACCTTGTATAATGCCTGTGTACGAAATGCCAAAAACTCAATATGTAGTCTTATAATTGGCTTAAATAAAACCTCCAACCACTTAACAGTTTTTGCACGGCGTAAATCAACCTCGAGGTTTTCGATTATGAATTTTCTCCAGTTTATGTTATAAACATTATCCATTATTCTGTATATGGTATGTAGTTAATTAACAATTCACTCTCGTCAAGTTTCATATACCCGGCATCGGCAATTCGTATTTCATTTATTACGCCTACGTTCTGCACTCCAATAGTTGAGTATTCATAAGTACCATACTTTGAAAATGCCTCTTTTACTACTGGTAAAACAACTCCGTCCACCTTTTGCAATTTATCGGTCAAGTAGGTTAACACTAACTTTCCGTTTTCAAAATCAATAGATTTTAAATACTCTTTAATCTGTGTTATAACTGGAGTTAAATTAGTTCCATCAAGGCGAGAACCATCCGCTCCCAAAATCAATGGATCATAATAAATGTCGAGCTTCAATTTCAAAAGGTCTGCATCTCCAGTCGTAACATTTACAACTGTACCGGCATCGGCAATGTGATGATTGAAATAAATATCTAATGCGGTTAAGTGTTCGGGCAATACTGGAGCATACTCTCCGCCAACATTGCGCACAACTTTTAACCTTAAAGTTCCGTATCCATTTTGAACTACTCTAACCGAAGCGGCATTGGCCACAATTTTAGCCGCCAAAATTTCGGCATCAGTTAATAAACTTAAATCGTAATAATCTTTGTCCTGGACTAATGGAACTCCAAATAAAAAGTCGAGGGCCTTTTCTCTGTACCACTTTGGTGTATGGATACGAGATTGAGCGATTCGAGCTTCAATTTCTATTCTAAAAGCGTCCCAGTATTGTTCCAAAACAAATTGGCCAAAAGAAAACACCCACACCCAACGTCTCCAAATACTAACCTTACTCGAGCTATTTGCGTTTAGAATGGTTTGCTCACTATCCGTTAAAATTTCTAATGGAGAGAGTTCTGCGGCAGTATTTCTAGCCGTTAAAATTTCAGTTTGTATGTCGTTAATTGATCTAGCCATTTTATAAACTTATTGCGAATTCGTAGGCAAACATATAATCCAAACTATTGTCTAATAGTTGAACTGGATAACTGGTTGCAATGTTTTGTGTTTTGCTTTTAAAATATTGAGCAATATCATTGTCTCTATTAACAGAACTTGGAACAATCAGTTTTTGTCCTGGTACTAATTCTTCAGTAATAGAAATGCCATTGGCTAAAGCCCACTCAAAAGCGGCTAAAACGTTTCCATCTTCTTGAATGGCAATGTCTAATAATGATTGATTAGATAGTACAGTTATCACGGATGCTCCTTTTTATATTTGTTAAATTCTCTTACTTTATCGTCATACATCTTTTTGTATAGTGCGGCTTGTTTTTTATGGTACTCTATTTCCTGCAGTAATATTTGTTCCTTTTTTTCAAAAAGATTTGCAATATTATCAGACATCTCCTGAACGTGTTTGTATTTATCTTCATAGCGAATACTTAAGTCATCTAAAGCATTTTTATAAAGTTCAACCACCTTTGAGCCATTATCAATTTCACTACCTGTTGCCTCCGCATTTTGTTTTCGTCTAGTAAAAAACCAACCGAAAAACCCGCCAATTCCGCCAGTAGCCGAAAGCATAATAATCTCATTAATTAAATTATCCATTATCTCTTTTTTATATTGATTAACTTTTTGATGTCCTCATAGTTTTTGTTGTCCCTTCTTAAAAATAAACGAACTCGCTCCTCAAATTCTTGGTCATTGGATGCACTATTTACCAACTGAATCAAGTTAGGAGCTAGCACAGGATCATTGCGTAATTCTCCAGAGTTTAATCTCAAGATGATACCAACCTCCTGAAGCGTACTTTCTCCAATGACAAAGTCACCATTAACAATGTTAAGGTCATCGCTATCATCAAGTAATATGTCGCTTTCGTAATACATTATTGTAAATTTCCGTTAAACGTTCCAGTCACGGGCCCATTAGGAGCCGTTAACCCATTTGTATAAACAATCTTTGCCTCTTTTACATACTCATCAATTGCATCGGCTATTTGTTCCGCTACTTGCTCAACGTTACTATCCGTATCAGGTTGAGAAAATATCTGAATTAGCTTATTCTTTAATGTTAATTTATTTAATGGCATTTTTACTCTATTAAAATGGTGTTTAAACGGCCTTTAATTTGGTCGGTTTCTGTCGCTATTTGAACTAATGCTGGAACGTTTGGAGATACTCCAATGCTCACAACAATTTTTTGAACTTCTTCGTTCAATTTGTTTTTTTGTTCAAATAAATCATTAAAAACTTCCTTTAAGCTCTCGCCACCTTGTTTGACAATAAAGCCCTCCTCTTTAATTATGAATTCGCTTTCTCCACTGGTAAAAACAATTTCTTCTATCTCATCGCATTCAATCAAAAAGGCATCGGCAATGTTATTATTTATGATACCAATAAGGCATTTTGTTTTAATTTTTGGCTTTTTATAAATTGAGCCAACTCCTAGATTAACATCGAAAAAATCCAAATCGTCAACTAACCCAGTAGCAACCATTGTCTTTTTGTCCCAGTCAACTGATTTCACATTGCACCAATGCGTTTGAACATCAATCAGTTTTTTAGTTCTCTCATTAAGAACCGCACCAAGCTCCGTTATGTTATCTCCTCTTTTCAACTTGTTTTTTGATCTAATTTTATAACCTGACGAATTCCTTCTCGGTTAAATGTTTTTGTAACTCCTTCGATATAATAAATTCCGTTCCTATCATCATATAAAGAACTTGTTAAATCCGCTTTTTGTCCGTGCTTTACTGATGGAATACCAAATGCGGTATATGAGCCATCAAATCGGTCTTGTTTACTTTTTTCGAAGTCTAGTTTTACTAAAACCTCGAGTTCACTTTTTGTTTTATTGTAATGAGTGAGCTGTCTTGTTTGTCCGTCTTTATCTCCAAACTCAACTTCAATTTTTGTCCCATTTGATAGAGTTGAAACTCCTTTAATTAATATTTGAATATCATCTTTACGGACATAGTTCAAAGAGCTACTTACACAATTACGCTCTAAATTGAACTTAACTTTTGCAACATCACTATCATCAGCATAATACTTACCACATACAAGAACTGGAGAGCCGTTGACCGTTTTAAAATAAGTATTCAACTTCCACGGATCTTGTTGCAATTTTTCTAAAACTGCGGCAACCGTAGTTTTAGGAAAACGAACACTTCCTATTTGAACACCCTCTAAAGCATCAACTTTATATCCTGGAGCAATAGAAGTAAGTAAATCTTTTAAGCTAATATTCGGGCTACTAAAGTTTACAGGAACTTGTTTAAGTTTCCACATTTCGTCCTGTAGTTTTATTCTAATTGGAATATCTGCAGAAACTTCTGTTATATAGCCTCTGAACTCCTCAACGTTATTACCATTATAGCCAAATGCGATGGTTACATAGTCGCCTCGTCTGAAGACCTCCCTAACATTATTTTTATCAAAGAACTTTACTTTGCGTGGAATTACAATTTCGGCCGTTGATGTTAATAGCTTCCACGAACTATCAACTATTATTTCGGTTGCCTGTGTTAAAACTATTCCAGATCTGCGATCATTTTTAGCAAACACGATACGGCAGTTCATTGGTAAAGTCATAATCTAATCGTTTGTATCTGGTAAAATCAAAACAATAGACTCATCCGAACTTAAAACCATTGAAAACGGAATGATACCAGGCGAGCCCTGTACGCTTTCTTCTTTGTAGTCATCAATTGTAATGGCGTGAATATTTTTGTTAGTAAATAAGCTCCCACTTATCTCAATTGATGCCGCTAAATTTTCCCATTCTCCCAAAGTTTTAATTTGGTCAGTCGCACTCATTTCGGGAGTATCAATAGCCAACCCTTTTGCTTCAATTATCCAGTCATCAAATCCGAAAATTTCTTTAACAGTACCATTACTTCCCAAAAGGTTTGTTTTGGTAATATTCTTTGCTCTACGGAATGAAAACAACGTTGCTGGTGGTAATGTAAAGTCCGGCATTTGTCTATCCTCTAAAACTCCGCTCGAGTTATATTGTTTATACGTTCCGCCTTTAAATTTTAGTAGCCCAATTATAGGTGTTCCCATCCAACTGGTTGCCTCCGATTTATGATAATCTTTTATCATTTCAATACCTTTATAATCAAAAGTTTCTTTTTGCTCTTTTGATAATGGTTGAGTAATGAATATTGGAGAGTTAATTCCAAATGCCGCTTTAAATAATTGCGAAAGGTTGTATCTTGAATCTGCCATATTATCCACCAATTAAAATTGTTCCATCACGTAGTTTATCTATTACGAATCCAATTATCTCGTCTGCTAATTTTCTTTTATCAGTACCTTGTTCAACTCCAAAATGATTGTTTATGGTCAAGTTTTGAACTATTGACTTACTAACATTATTTCCTTCTGTTGCTGTTACACCTGTTTTTTTAGCACTTTTGTCGCCTGTTGTTTGGTTTAAATTTTTAAGGTTTAAACCAGTCGTTTTATCCGTTTTTGTATCAAGAGCTACTTTTGATTTTTTCTCTGTAGTTGATACCTTACTTGTTTTTGCATCGAGAGCTTCTTTTGCTTTTTGCTCTTTTTCGCCTTTGGTAACTAACTTGCTATCGTTTCTAAATTTTTCAATTTTTTTAGCCCAAGAGTCCAGTCCAACCATCTCGAACATTTGTTGCATTGGCTTTAAAATAGCGTCTAAAATAACCATACCAATACGTTTTAATCCTCCTATAATTCCATCCGTTTTAAAAGCAGTTTTAATACTTTCCCAATGGTCATATATTGATTTGAACGCACCAATTACTAATCCTATTGGCCCAAGTAATAAACTCATTGCCGCACCCCAACTGTCCCAATAATTTATTATGGTTGCCACCACTGCAATAAGTGCTACAATAGCAACAATTATCACACCTATTGGGTTTGCAGTCATTGCCACATTCAACCTCATTTGTGCCGCTGTCGCTAAATTGGTTATCCCAGTCCAAACTCCTTGAGCAATAGAAACTATTTTTGTTTTTGCCGCACTAATCAAAGATTGATCGGTTGTTAAACCTAGCATTGTTTTTACACCGCTTAATGCCGTTTTATATCCTTCGTAGGCGTTTTTCCCGTCTGCCATAATACTTATGGCGTTTGCTCCGGCACTTACATAAGGCGAAAAAGCTGCCGTATATTCGCCAATGGCTATTTTAGCATCATTGTACAAAGCCGTTAAACGACTTTGTTTTTCGGCTGTGGTGTTCATCATAATAGCCGCTTGTTCTGACGCTACATTGGTATTGACTATTTTTGTTTTTAAAACATCTTGAGCATCAACACTATTTAGCATAATACTTGCAGCTGCCGCATTTTCAGTACCAAACATTTGAGCCATAATTGTAGCATCGCCCTGTGCTTTTTTAAGCTCTCGCAAACGTGTAGTTAATGGTAATGAGGTATTAGAAACCACATTCATATTAACGCCTAATCGGTTTAATTTCTCAACTGCTTCTTTTGGCAATACATCAACACCCGCCATTTTGCCTAAAACATTTCGCAAAGCAACACCCGCCTCCGAGCCTTCTTTTCCCCCAGCGGCTAATGATTGCAAAACGGCATTCGTTTCTTCAAAGGAAACATTAGATTGTTTGGCTTGCACTCCTGCCACTTTTAAAGCGGCCGCTATACTTGGAACTTCCGCCGCACCTTCTTTTGCACCTGCCGCCATAATGTTCATCATTCGCTCCATTTCTTCTTGGGCCGCAATTGGATCAGATAAATCAACTCCATATTGTAACATTGCAGTTGTCAAGGCATCAACAGAACCAACGGCATCATTGCCCATTGTTTTAGAAAGTGTACGGACATTGCGTTCCATTTTTTCTAAAGCCTCTGGCGAATTTGCAATATCGGGGCCTAATCTAGAAAGGAGTGTTTTATAGTTATTTAAACTATCTGTGGCCTCTCCTCCAAAATCTTTGGCACTTTTACGGGCTTTCTCTCCTAAATCTTCAAGTCCTTTTCCAGTTACTCCAGTAATCGCAGAAACTTCGGCTAATCCACTTTCATAACTAATAAAAGGTTGGTTAAGGTTTTCAAATCGCTGGTTCAAATTTTGAGCCGATTGCGATATAGCTTGCAAATCAATTGCGTTTAATCTTTTAAAGCAAGCCCCTAAATTATCAACTCGTGTACTCGCAGTATTTACAACCTCTTGCACTTTTTGTACTGAGTTTGAAATCAAGTCTTTAAACTTTAGCTCCCAAGTTGTAATTGCGTTTGACATTTTTTATTATCTTTGCTCAAATTCGTATAACGATGTATGAAACTTTTACTTTTTATGTGATTATGGTTTTTGTGATTTTTATATCACTTTTACTTGCCTATACTTTTATTTTCCCTAAAATATTGAAAGTCGTATTGTTTTTTTTGAAAGCAATAGAATCCATTTTAAATAATAGAGCTTCAAAAAGATTATCGGGATAAAAATATTTTGCCAAATTCAAACAGGGCGTTTTTTATAACAATTTCAAATGTTTCGTTTTCCCTTCTTTTTACATAAGCCCATTCATTGTATAACTTTGACCATTCGGCATTTGAAAGCTCTTCGGGATTAATTTGAAGTGAAAACCGTAGGATAGCATTTACTTTTTCTATCCATTGGTTATCGTCTTCTTTGTCCTCTGGGTCAAGTTGAGACCCCTCTAAAGCTTTTTTATCTCGCTCTTAACACCACTAATCAAAGAGGTAATGTTTTCAACAAGTGCCAAATACATTGCTCCGTTGTTTTCAATAGCTTGCATATCGCCCTCTAAAACACAACCTAACAAAATTTTTGAAGCTCCATTAATATCATTTTTTGTATTTGAATTTGTTATGGCTTGCACAACACTTCTTGAAGGGCGTTTTACCAAATAATAAAAGTCAATACCTTCATCATCGGTTACAATTATTTCACGCAAATTAGATTTTCCGCCTACTTTGGCTTCGTGTTCTGCCACTACCTCTGGAGTATATGGCTTAACAATAACCTCTTTTTTGTTTTCAACTTCTGGCATATTTTTTTTAGATTACATTCCACTCAATGTGGCTGATTAATAATTCGTACTTGGTTGCAATAGTGATGTCGTTTTGTTTAACTTCGACACCATCACCTAAAAACTCCGCATTGCGAATTCTATCTTTTTTGATAGATCCGTTTTCAGTTTCATACTCAACAACAATATCAAAAGGAGCGATATCTTGAATTGTTTTACCTGCAGGTAATGCAAGTTTTAAAGCATCGACCTCCTCTTTTAAAAGTGTGATCGTTGCTTTGGCCTCGTAGTTCCCACGACCTCGACCAATTGGAAATGGCCCAGCTCCGTAAACATTCTCCTTTTTTTGCGAGTCGCTGTACGCTAGCTCCGTAACTCCTTCTAGGTCTCTACCTAAAAGGTTTGCAGTAACTGCGTTCCAACCCTGCATTACACCGAATTTATTTATAATCGTACTCATCTTAATTTATTGAATTAGTTAAACCTAAAGCAACCTCAAACTCGTGAACGATACCATCCATAACTACTGAAGCTTTAATTTTTACGGGTTGAGTACTATTAACTACTTGTTGAGGATTGATATAAATATCAAAACCGCTTATTTCGTCATTAGTAACCATTTGCTCCAGAGCCTTGTTACCGATACCAGTCCAACGGCTTATGGTTGTGGACTTGATAAATCCTGTAGTTGGGTTCTTTTTTACGACTCCTTTTACTTCTGGCAAAAGGGCAATTCTCAACGTTCTAGCCGCTTTATTCCAAACTCGATTGTTCTCGATAAAACAGTAGTCGGATGCTTGACTGATACACGTTTTTGAGTTCGTGAAGAATGCACCAGGATAACCCTCATACGATGCCGCATAAATGTATCCTTTGTTCTCTAAATCGGTTAATTGTGCCTTTGTCAGCGAGCTGATTGTCGCACCTCCAGTTAATTTTGGATTAACCCATAAACCTTTGTTTTTGTCAGTCAATGTATAGTCTGATGAGCCTCTTTTTTCAAGTGGCTTGTTTTGAATATCCACAGAACCTGCATTCTCATTTACTTTGCGAACGGCTAACATTCCTAAAAATGCACCAACGGCCGCAAAGGTTGATGTTCCAGATCCAACGACTAAAACAGAAATTTGAGGAGCGTCTAACTCCGTTAAATCAATTACATTGGCAACGTTGAAATTGTTCCAACCAATAATACCAAAATCAATCAACCTGTTTTCGGTAGCTAATACATTGATGATACCTGATTGATATTGAGCAATGGTATCTTCTTGAGTAGCCGCACCAAAATCGTCAACAATTCCAAAACCTTTAATCTCTTTGTTTTCTTTAATGAAAGCTAAAAGATTAGCAACGGTTTTGTTGTTAAATAAGTAAAGCGTTCCTTCGGGAGCAAGTCTGAAAAATTCAGAGATATGCTCATAAAAAGGAGATGCACCGTTGGCACTTGCACTCAATGTAAGCCCTAAACTTTCTGCTTGAGAAAGTGAGGTTAATATCAACCCTTTACCTGCATTAGAAATAATCGCATCTAGTGCGGCATTTCCTGTAGCCTTAATAATTAAGGCAACGTGAGAGTCCGTACTCGGGTTCTTACGTCCTAAACCTCCTTGAAGTTTTTCAATTTTTACTCCTGCTAATTCCGCCATTATTTCTTCTTATTAGAGTTTCTTGTTTCAGGATTTTTGCCGTCTTTACCTAAAGTTTTATCAACCTTTGGAGTTTCAACTTTCGGAGCATCAACTACTGGAGTTTCAACTTTTGGGGTATCAACCGCAGGAGTGTCAACTACTGGAGTTTCAACTTTTGGGGTATCAACCGCAGGAGCGTCAACTACTGGAGTTTCAACTTTCGGAGCATCAACCGCAGGAGTGTCAACTACTGGAGTTTCAACTTTTGGGGTATCAACCGCAGGAGTGTCAACTACTGGAGTTTCAACTTTCGGAGTTTCAACCACAGGAGCTTCAACTACAATCTCCGCATCTACATCGATATCCTCAACGGCTTTGTCCGTTTTAACGATATCGCTTCTGTCGAAAGGATAAACCTTTAGTTTACCTCTGCCAAGCTCTGCCAAGTTTTCATTAAAGAAAATGTTACCATCTTCTCGAGCGAAAACTTTATCCTCTGAAGGATACTGCTCAAACACTTCTTGTGCTTTCGCTTTCAGTTCTTTTTTTGAATATACTTTGTTCATTTTTTCGTTTTTTAAATAGCTTTTAAACCCACCAAATCTTATCGCGACACCTCCGAAAAACATATATTCCAATTGGAATAAGTAGGAGAAGTAACCACCACCAACTAAAAGAAGTCCGGCTAATATTTTTGCCTTTTGTTGCCTCTTTAGTTTTTGTCCTGGTACTATTGTTTTTTACTCCTTTGTCTTTTGTGGTTTTAGCTTGGGATAACTCGGTTTTAGTCGTGCCTTTTTTATTGGTTTTTGACGTTGTTTTTTCTTCTGTATAAGAAGCATTATTCAACTCCTTTTTATTGCCTTTATCGTCTGTAAACAAACTCGGCTTTGTTGGATCAACTGGAGAATAAGTTTTCTTTTCTGTGGTTGTCTCCTCCGTTTGAGTTACATCGTTTGTAACCTTAACATTAGAGTTCTCCTTTACTTCCAAGTCCTTTTTTTCAGTTTTCAAGTTCTCAACGTCATTCTCCTTTTTAACCGTTGAACTTGCAACTTTTCGAGTTGAGCAACTAGTCATCCAAAGAATGATTAAAAGGAATCCAAACCAACTTAATATGGCGTATGCTTTTGAGTTTTTCATTTTGTTATAATTCAGGGTGTACAAATATTGCGGTTGAGTAGTTCCTAACTCGTCTCATTACTTGACCACCATTACTTTGATTAGTTAATGAAGTATTACCTTCTATACTTTCAAATGTTTTTTTATCAATTCCTTTGACAAAAATTCCTGTGTGGTCGTATCTGCCGTCCGAATTCCAATCAAAAAAAACAATGTCTCCAGGTACTGGCTTTGTTGTAATCCAACCCTTCTTTTTAAAGAAGGCTACGGCGGTTTGACAACCTGCAAAACCTTTTTTAAATCCTATGTTTGGTAGTTGCTTTCCTGCTATAGCATAAACCCAACTTACAAACATTCCACACCAAGCAACTCCATCAAGTCCAAACCACTTTCCGTATTTGGTTTTGTTGCTATCTTTTGGAGATTCAACAACTCCGATTTCCTTTTCTGCAGTTCCTACTATTACATCCATTTTTTTAAAGATTAACCCCTAAGGGTGCAGTCGAGCCGCATTGGCTTCGACTGCCGTTTTAAAATAAATCAGACTATGAAATGATTGCTCCAACACCTTCGTCACGAATTGGAATACCAATAAAGTATAATTCGAAACCAATTGTGTGGCGTCTGTTTTCTGGATCTAACTCTTTAGGTCTTGCATAACGAGTTACTGAACCTGTCGCTTTGAAACAAGTTTTATTGTGCATAATAACCGATGCAACTTGTGGCCCATCAACTGCACCAAATGCTACTTTAGTTCCGTTGTTATAAGTTGGGTTGTAGGTACTTTCATAAATCATAAATCCGTAGTACGATTTTGCAAGTAACCCATCAGTTGCATTGTGATATTGTGTTTGGAATGTTCTGTCCTCGTCTAACAAGTCGGCAACGTGATCAGGGCATAAAACCAAGATTCTACCTTCTTTCGGAACTAACAATTTATCCAACATTTTTTTAGCTCGAGATACATCTTTTGATCTCATTGTTGGTCTGCCGTTTGCATCTGGTGCACCTGTACAAACAATAACAGGAGTATTTGCACTATTTGTGTTTGGAGCAATTGAGTGTAATGCGTGTTGAGCTGTTTTATCTTCCAACTCCTCTCTGTGTTGTTCTTGAACGTCTGAAACCTTTTCGTATGGCAATGCGTATAGTTCTGCCGCCGTTACGGTTGTATTTGTAGTTTCGTATTTGTTCAAAGAAAGCACTACGTGAGAATCATTACGCCCATTTGAAACAATAGGATAAACGGTGTTGTTAATTAATACCGTTGGTGCGGCTCCTCTTTTTGGGATTTTAATAACATCATTATCAACCCAACCCTGCTTACTTTTTAATGCACCTAGCCACGTATTATCGTGTCGGAACTTTTTAATCATTTCCTTTTCTGCAGTTTGGTTTAATAGTGGTAATGCGACTGGAGTAACTGCGGCCATTTGCACATTATGATTATTGTCATTCATACCAAGTGCGTTGGCCACTAAAGATGCGCCCAAACAAAGGGCTAACAAGAACACGACTTTAAAAAGTCCTTTTAACTGAATTTTTTTCATTTTTCTTAATATTGGTTTTACTTTTTTTTCTTTTTGTGAAAGGTTCTAATGCCCGGACAAACTATGCACCGAAATAAGCGGCTTCTAGCTTTTTGAATTTTTCAGGTTCTTTAGCCATCATTTCCATCAACGCTTCGGGATCTTTTTCTTGATAATCCTCCATCGTCCATTTTTCACGACCCGATGCAGTTGCACCCGGAGCTTCAATTTCTGCAGAGACTTTTACAACACCTTGCATAGCGTCAATAATTGCCTTTGTTCCCTCAAAATCGGCGTTGGCTAATTTTAAGTAGTTGTCTTTTTGATCGGCCGTGATTTTTTTGTCTAAAATCGCCTGATCTACCAATGTAGATGCCATCGCCTCTTTTTGAGTTTTTGCGTTGGCCTCTAAAGCTTCCGTTCTGGACGCTTTCGTCTCGAGTGCACTCAATGCCGCTTCAATATCGGCATCGTTAGCATCAGCCGATAATTTTAATCGGCTAATCAATTGCTTTCTTTCCATTTTTTGTTTTTGATTTTCTTTTGTTAATTCGGGAATAATCGGAGCGGCAACCGCCTCCAGTATTTTTATACTCTCGGCAGTAACCTCCTCCGTTTGGTCTAAAATTGTATCCAATAAACCTTGAGCTTTGGCTTCATTTGCAGTCATCCAGTAATCGCCCTGTGCAAAAAACTCCTCGACTTGCTCAACCGTCTTATTCATTTTAGTAGCATAAGCGGTTTTGTAGTCATCGGTGGTGTTTTCTAATAATTTTAAATCCGCTTTAATAGTTATGATATCTCCATAAGTTCCCAACTTTGGGCGATGGATCATTATTTGCGAATTAGGAAAAGCGACACTAGGAAACTGTGTCATAAAATAAGTTGCAGCGGAAGCCGCAACCGAGCCAATTTTAATAGTAACTTTAGATAGCCTCTTTAAATCGTTGCACATTTCTGTAGCTTCAAAGCAATTACCACCTGCACTATTAATGTAAACTTCTACATCTGTAACACCTGTTTTTAAATACTCATCAACAATAGTTTTAATAGTAGATGATGAACTTTGAGAGTACTCACTAATGCGGTCAACTATTCTAATGGTTCCAGTTGTTCCATTTGCAGAGGCTTCGATAAATGTTCTAGGTTTTGACATTCAATTTTAGATTTTTATTCCTTTTGAGATGGCAAAGTTTAGGTTTTGTCAAGTGGTAAAAAAAAAGAGGTTTTTATTTAGTAACTCTCAATTACTGAATTAGTTAATTTGGGTTACTGATTTAAAACAGCAATTCAATTTTTACAGCCGATTGCAACAACTTTGTACCATAGAAATAGTAAGTATGGCAAAGGATAAAGAGAAAAGAATTGCATTTGATTACTACACAAATCAAGGTTTGACGGCAAAAGCAATAGCGGATATTGTGAACGTTTCCGAAAAAACCATTGGTGATTGGGTAGAGAAAGGCAATTGGAAAGCCGTTAGAGATGCTAATCTTAACGGAGCTCAAACAAGGTCGGCAAATATCAAGGAATTAATCAGCGAGTTAACAGACCAACAACTCGAGATTAATATTGAAATAAAGGAAGCCAAATCAATTGGCGATAAGGATCGTGTTATTGCTTTGCGTCAACAATCTGCTACTATTTCTCAAGAAGTGGCCATCCAAACAAAAGCATTGGAGCGTATGGACAGTGATAATAAAATTTCATTATCCACTTACCTTGAGGTTATGAATGACATATTCAAAAACCTTGAGCATTTCGACAAAGATGTTTATTTAAAAACGCTTGACTTTCAGGAGTCTCATTTATCAACCATATCAATTAAACTAGGATGACATTATTAAGAATCATTTTGAACCTTATGATTAGTAGGGCTCCATTAAATCAATATTACCTAAATATTGGCTCACACCTATTAAAGAAAGGTGCGGGATTTAAAGTAGGTCAAATTGTAAAAGAAAAACATTTGCGTGAAAACATTTACAGAGTGAGTGTTATTACTGGGTTGTTTTACAATTTTCAAGAAAATAAAGTAACGCATACTGCGGATAAAAGAATAATGAAAGTAGATGAAAAAAACAGATAAAGCCGCTCTCGAACGCTATAAAAAGAAGCTCCAACTCTCTCGCTCGTTTTCTAATGTTAATCCATTTGAAACCGAAAAGGAAAAACGTGCGGCTATTGAAATGGCAAAAACGAGTTTTAGCTTTATGGTTAAACGATACTTTCCGCATTACGCTACTGCAGAAACTCCCGATTTCCATATTGACTTTGCAAACAAGGTAAAGAAAAACAAAACTTTTAAGGGTTTTGCTCAATGGGGTCGTGCCTCGGCAAAATCTGTGGTTAATTGCGTTTTAATCCCTTTTTGGTTGTGGATTAACGAGGAGCCAATTTATTTGGTTGTCGTTGGAAACAATGCAGATAGAGGGAAGCAATTATTGGAGGATATAAGAGCCGAGTTTGAGTCCAATCCTCAAATCATCAATGATTTTGGAGAGCAATATAATCAAGGTAGTTGGGAGGATGGTTTTTTCATTACAAAAGGTGGATTTATTGGCCAGTCTTTAGGTATGGGACAATCAGTAAGGGGATTGCGTGTTAAAAACAAAAGACCTACACACATTGTACCTGATGATATTGAAACTAAAGACTTAAACGCAAATCCTGTTAGACAGTTAAAAATGGCTCGTTGGATTGAAAGGGACTTAATACCAACAATGGACGGCGGAATTAGAAGGTATATTCACTCTAACAATAAGTTTGCTCACAAAATGGTACAAACCATTTTACAGGAGATACACCCCGACTGGGTAATTGATCAAGTGAACTCATACGACCCCGTAACATTTGAGCCTACTTGGTGGCAAAAATACTCAAGCGACTATTTCCAACAAATGGAAAAGGAGATTGGAGCATTAGCGGCTAGAGCTGAGTTTAATAATGAGCCTCACGTTGAAGGTACTATTTTCAAAGCAGAGGATATCCAATATGCGCCACTTCCAAAACTAAATACTTTTAAAATCATTTTCGGTTATTGGGACGTTGCTTATTCAGGAACTCAAAGCTCCGATTATAATGCTATTGTAGTACAGGGATTAAAAGACCGAGATTTTTGGGAGATTGATTGCTTTGTTCAACAATGCAAAATGAGTGCCGCTTTAGCTTATATGTGTCAATTCCAACTATCCTTACCCGATACAGTTGTGGTACATTGGGTGTTTGAGAGCCAATTTTGGAATGATGCCGTTGAGAGTGCAATACGTGATGCCGAAAGGCTATTTAATTGCCGTTTAAACATCATTAAAAGAGATAGACCTCGAGCCGCAAAATATGATAGAATGTTGCAACTTCAACCTTACTATCAAAATGGTCGCTTTTACTATAATGAAAAGTTAAAGCACAAAAAAGACCATCAAGTGGCAATGGCTCAACTTTTTGGGATTGAACCAGGATACAACACAAAGGATGATTACCCAGATGCCAAAAAAGGCGTAACCGATGAATGCGAAAAGTATGTAACGTTTTCAGGTTCTGAAAACAGCAACTATAAATCAGGGCTAATGCGCCCAAAAAATGACCGTATATGATTTACATTGATAAGGATTATTTAATAAGTCAAGCTCAAGAAAGATTTATTGACGAGAGCTCGCAAAATGATGACGAAATAGTAGACAAAATTGAGTTAACTCAAATTGCTATTATAAAAACTTATCTCGGGACCAGGTATGATGTTAATACCATTTTTGACGAAGATAGTCCAATTGAAAACGAGGTCTTAAAAGAGATTTTGGCAAAATTGGTATTGTATAAACTTATCAGAAGAAATGCGGCTCGTAAAGTGCCAAATGACTATAAAGAGCAATTTGATGAGGCAATGAAAACGCTCAAAGAAATTGCAACGGGTATCATTCGACTTGACGGAGTTCCGCCTGCAGTTGATACTAATGGCTCGGTTGTGAGTAACTCCATTTCGGGCAATTTGTCTAATCCAAACTTTTACATCTAATGGAAAATCCTTTTAAAAAAATATACTCAAAATTTGAGAATAATGTTTTAAGAAATGCCGACCCTCGAAAGTTGAGAGTGTTTGCAGAATCAAAAGCAAGTAAAAATTACTCTGGTCAATTAGAGATGGAATCAGTTACTATGCAGTCTAAAAATCTTGCAGAGTGGAAAACTGCAATACAATTAGCTACTGATCCAGAGAACCCAGACCGCTCAAGTTTGAGAACATTATATGAAAACCTATTACTAGACAATCACCTTGCATCAGTAATCGACTCTCGTATTCTATTTTGTCAACGCTCCACCTTTAAAATTGTAAGTGAAAGCGGAGAAGAAAACGAGGAGTTAACCAAATTATTTGAGCGCACTTGGTTTGAGGAGTTGGTTCGCTTAATTCTTATGGCTCGATTTCAAGGAGCAACATTAATCGAGTTATTCGATGTTGACGAAGTAGGAGAATTAATGGACGTTAACGAGATACCTTTAGGTTATTTCAACCCGCAAAAAGGTATCATTACCAAAACACCTGGAGAAGACAAAGGATGGCCATATAAAGACGGAACAATGGCTAATTATTACCTGCAGGTTGGAAAGGATAGAGATTTAGGAATGTTGGCACAAGTAGCCCCAATTGTTTTAGCCAAAAAATTAGGTATTGGTGCGTGGCTTGACTTTGTTGAAAAATACGGAGTTCCGCCTTTATTCATAACCACAGACCGAGAAGACGACAACCGATTAAATCAACTATTTGAAGCGGCTCAAAGTTTCAAGTCCAATCACTTTATGGTTGGACGTGGAAACGAAAAGTTTGAAGTTCCATCGATAAGCTCCAACAATCCATCGGGCGCATTTGACCCTTTGGTGGAACGTGCTAACTCTGAAATATCAAAACGTTTTTTAGGTGGTACAGGTTTAACCGATGAGAAAGGTTTTGTGGGTTCGGTTGAAATTCAATTCAAGTTAGCAAAAGACCGTTTTGAAAGCGATAAGTTGATGATAAAAAATATAATGAATAAACAAGTATTTCCAAGACTTGTAAAATTATCGTCCATTTACTCCGCTTTGTCAAATCATTACTTTGAGTGGGACAATGCCGAAATTAGAACATCAAAAGAAACTGCAGAGCTTGTGGATATTTTAGGCAATCAATTTGAAATAGATCCCGAGTGGGTAGAGCAACAAACTGGAGTTCCAATTTTGGGACAAAAAACGGCAAATACTACAGTTGATCCTTTGGCATCTGCCGAGGCTAAAAAAAAAAGTCTGAAGCAAAAATAACGGCACTTTTTGAGCGATTAGAAAGCAATTATCACATTTGCAACCATAATCATATACCACAAATTGAAGCCGTTGATTTAAGCGATTATAACGCTATTATTGATAAGATTGCAAAGGATTTACACGATGGTAAAATAACCTCAAAGGATATTAACCAGGATCTAATTAATCAAACTTATAAAGACTTAACTAATGGCGTTTCCAAAGGTTTTGGCACTGATTTTACAAAGTTAGGAAAAGATGCCGGCAACGATACTGCAGTATTAGAAATGCACAAAAATATCTACCGATTTTCTCACGCAAAATCAATGGTTGAACTTCACGAAATTAACAAAGCCCTTTATGATGGAGAGCAAATGCGACAATTTCCAGAGTTCCGAAATGAGGTTGAAAAAATCAATGTTAGGTATAATAAAAATTATCTCGAGACGGAATATACAACGGCACGAAATGCGGCAGAACACGCCCGAAAATGGCAGGAGTACCAAGCAGATAAAAAGCTATTTCCAAACCTTAAATATATGACCGTTGCCGATGATAGGGTTCGAGATGAACACCAAGCATTGCACGGAATAATTAAGCCAATTGATGACGATTTTTGGAATAACTATTTCCCTCCTAATGGTTGGAACTGCCGATGCTATACAGTACAAACGGCGGAGAAAGCGGACGAGGGCAAATATGAGGATAAGACAGTTCCGCAAACCTTTATCGGAAACGTTGGCAAAACAGGGGTTATCTTTTCAAAAGGTCAATCGTTTTTTCAAATTGCTAAGGAGTTGGGGACAAATGAAACCAACAAAGCTTTCGAGCTTTCAAAGTTAGAAGTTCCACTAATTAAGCGATATAAGTCTCCAAGTGGTGCAAAAGTAAATGTTAGCCCTTGGACTGATACAAGACCAGACGAATTGTCCGGCAACTATAAAGTTGCTGTGGTTCTAGCTGATAAGGAAAAGTTAAACGTTGATTTATTGGCTCACTTGGACGGTTGGGTTGTAAAAGGTAAATCGAACCCAGAATATAGAATTAACGGAAAGATTGCAGACCGCAAAGCTCCTGAATCTACAAACTACAAAAAGAGTTTAAGTAGAGCCAATGAGCAAGGATGTGAAATAGTTGTAGTGGATTTATCTAAAAATAAAGACACCATCGAAAATGCAGAGGCAAAAATTGATAATGTGCTAAAATTGGATAATGTTCACACTAATATTAAGGAGGTTTATATTGTTTCTTCAGACAGAAAAACAGTAAAGCATTATAAAAGAAAAAAGCAGTCATAAATGACTGCCTTTCTGTGATGGACGACCAAGGCGTTTAATCCAAGACCTTAATCACATTGCAAATATATAAATATTTTTTAAACATTGATTAATAACGCTTTAAATTTTTACTATGGCAAAAAGGAGTGAAGATGAAGTGCCAGACTTTGTTGGGTTCGCAAAAGAACTCAAAAGGGATGTCGTGAGCTATTCTGCGGTTACTGCATTAAACTTTTTTATTGATAGTTTCCAAAAGCAAGGCTTCACAAATTCGAGTTTTGAACCTTGGCCAAAACGAAATAATGACACTCGCCCTGGAGGAGCTTTATTGGTAAAAAGTACCAACCTTCGAAATAGTTTAAAGATAATGGATAGATCCTCGGCGGCCATACTTTTTGGATCCAATTCTCCGTATGCTAAAATTCATAATGAGGGTGGAACTATAAACGTAACACTAACTAAAAAGGCTCGAAAGTTCTTTTGGTTTATGTATTATGCAACCAACGACTCAAGATACAAATGGATGGCAATTTCAAAAAAAGACCATCTCACAATTAAGATACCAAAACGCCAATTTATAGGGCATAGTGAAACCTTAATGAGTAATTTGGAAACTTGGTTTAAAAATGAAATAGAGCAACGATTTAAAAACATATAATATGAGTACACCGCAAAACTGGACAAAGGCATTATACAAAGAATTAGCCGAAAAAATCACAAATTCAATAGCAGCTATTGAGTGGGTAGATTTGTGGCATAATCAAGTTGGATTTTTAGAAGACGAACATCCGTTTCCAACACCTGCAGTATTTTTGTCTTTTAGATCTAATCAATTAAAAGACCTCTCTCAAAAAGTGCAACAAGTCATTTTACAAGTTGATTTTTACCTATACTTTGAAACGTTTACAGATACTTACAAAGGTTCGTATAATCAGGATGCGGCATTGAGTTTTTTGGATACAATAGACGAGCTTAATAAAATAATGCACGCATCATCTGGAGAGAATTATACAGGTATGAAACGTGTATCTTTTAACCCAGAGGACACAGGAAACGCAGGAAATTTATATCGTATCAGTTACGAATGTTTAAGTAATGACTACACCGCATTCGTGGAATACGAAAACGGAACTTTTGCCGATATGGAAGTTGAAAGGTTTATTGTTGAGCCGTAGCAAAAAGTGCTAATTGGCTAGTTGGGTGTTGTGTTCGGTTGAAAACGATGTTCTCAATAGTCTTTGGAGATTTATAATATTTATCTCCTAATTTGGCAAAAACCCACGGCAAAGAATACTTTTGCACACCAAATTCTTTGACGTTTGAGTACTTCTCAAAGTCACGTTTGATGTCGTTGTATAATTTATCTGTCAAGTCCCTAACTGCCATGTTACAAAACTATTGACTTTATTAATACTTTGCAAGTCGATTTTATGTGACCACAAGGCATAAAAAAACCGCTCAATTTTGAGCGGTTTTACTATTTTATTTTATCTCAAAGAGCATATACTCATACGCTGCCTTGCTGTGCATTATATATTCGTCTTTGCATTCTTTATATTTTTCTTCATCCACATATCCGAGTAGTTTATCTGAATTATCAAAGAAGTAATAATTAGTTACAGTCGCTTTAAAGTCGTTTTGCAACGGGTGTATTGAATATTTATGTTCAAAAATTTTATATGCAATTGCTTTTTTATCTTTCACAGACTGATAAGATTTCAATCGCTCTAATTTAAAGTTAAACAATTTGAATGTTTCCTTGTCATCTTCCTGTTGAGCTTTATCAATAACAAAATTAGTTCTATTTATAGCCTCCTCAATTGGTTCTGGAGTAATTTCTAATTCTTTAAAATAAGAATCCAAAATATCTTGATAAGTTACTTGAGATATTTCTTTTGTAGCAATCGGCTCATATTTTAAATCGTTACCCATTGCATTTTCAGAAATTTTAGCTTCGATTTGTTCCTGCTTTAAATCTTTTTTACTGCAAGAAATAAATAGTATTGCAGTTGATAGTAGTAAAAGTTTTTTCATTTTGTTATTTATTAAAATTATCAATTTGTATTTTTAGTTCGGCACAAAGCTCGTAATTTTCAACTTCTAAAGCATCATCTAATTGCTGTTTTAATTGCTCTATGGTGTAATTATGTTTGTATTTGATTTCAGTTATTCCAGTTATTTGAACACCTCCTATTGATACAATTACATCTTTCCACTGGTTTTTTTTATCACTCATAGTTCAAAAATTTTAGGTTGATCCAATCCCTCGTATAAATCAAATTTGGTGCAATATACTACAATTTCATTTTTGTAGTGTGGATAAACTTCAATATCGAAAAATTTTGCTTCCCGAAATTGCTCCTCTGCAGTTTGAAAATAAGTTGGTCGCCTGTAATAATTTTGCATTATGTATTTAAACGAATCAGGCATTAATACACGCATATCTTCTTTTCTTACATTTAACTCCTCGAATTGATATAAGGAGTGTCTAACAAAATTAAAAATCTGATCTAATTTATCAAATGTTACTTCTTTTAAAATTTTACCTTCCATCTGCTATAAGTTCTTTGATTACTTTTAATAAATATGGTCTTGGATGATATACTTCGTTGTAGCTTTCAACTCCAATATGTTTGGCAATTTCAAGCTCGCGTTTAACTCGATCCATCATAGCCTTTTTTCGGTAGATTGTTTGCGTAACCGAATCCAGTTCTTTAAACGCTTTGGTATTTTCTATTATTTGGTTCATCTTTTACAAATTGTGCATTTACCATTTTTGAATAAACGCATAGTGAAACATTTTTTGCAGTATTTAAACATCGTTTAATTAGTATTTTAAATCCGTCCAATGAATGATTTTACCTTTGAAGTTTTTATTGAAATAGGCAAATATCTCCTCTGGAGTGTCGAAACCATCATTGTTGGCAAAAATTGGAATCGTGTACGAGCTTGAGACAACCGAACCATTAAAAAAGTAAGCATCACCATAAAAACGGTCGTCAATCATAATCGTACAAGTTTTGTCAAAACTTGTGCCTAAACAAGTGAGGTTTTCAGTATTGTCTTTCCAAATGAATTCAATTTTTTGAGTGCTGACCACTGGCAGAACTGGAGCAAAGCGAAGCATATTTTTTTGACGAACATTTATAAAAAAGTCGATATTTATTCCTGGTCTCCATCGCTCTTTTAAATCCTCACGAACGGTGTGTAATTTTGGTTCACAATCCATATAAAATTGATAACTAAAATCTTTTGTTTTATATGGAACTCCTGTTTTTAATACCTCTCTGATTCCTTTGTGAATTCGCTCTACAAAGTATGTAGGTTTCTTTTTGATTTGTGTGCTAAATGGTAGTATCATTTTAATTCAATTTTTTGGTCGTTAAAAATGTAAGTCTTTCCGATTTCATAATTATTACTCATTTCAAAAGGTTCGGTGTCCGTTTGAGTTGTTCCGTCTTGTAACTGCCATCTATAATTATATTTTGCTTTACCATGTCGGTCTGATGTCACATACTTTTCAATCAATTTTTTTTTAACTGGAATATCAGTAATTTTAATGTTTGAATATAAATAATAGCCAATAGCAAAACCCAAAAGCCATAGAATATGTTTAATGCTTATTTGTATTTTCATCTTTCTTATTTATTTGTTTAAAACCGATTTCTTTCTCTCTAATTCGTGACTGGTATCTTTCGCTTTGAATTAATAGATCTAATTCTTTTAACTCATCATCCGAACAATTCTCAAGGAATCGTTCGGGAGTGATTTCGATTGTTATTACTTGAGTGTGTTTGGGCATATTATAAGTCTGAATAATGAATATAAAAGCCAACCTTTGTTTCATCATACCCTAGCTCTTTGAGTTTCTTAATAAGTTCCCACATTGTCTCTGAAACAATTTTATGAGCATTTTGTTGAACTTCATTCGGAGGTAATTTATCTCTAAAATTTACAGTCTCGTGGGTCATAAAGGATTCGTGATTAACATATCCTTTTTTTGGTTTTTTGGTTCTAAAAATTAGTTTTGACATATTCTTTTTTTTATGCTTTACTCCAGTCATCTTCGAAGTAGCGTTGGTTAATAAATGTTGATAGGTGTGCTTTTGCAACTCCTTTTCTCTGTAAGTATTTGTTGTATCCTGGTACTGCTAAAAAACACTTAATTATATCGGCTTCCTTTAGCTTTTTGAATGACTTCTCGGACTCGAATTTTTTTACTTTGTTATCGTACAAGTTCCAAAGTGCCTCAAAAGATAAATTAGCAACCGATTTTTCAATTTCAAATACTTTCAAATACTTTTTATCTTTCATCCAGATGGAGCGCATTATACTTTCATCTGCAGGGAAATTGGTTTGCAATTTTGAGAGTAGTTCTTTAACATCTTGGTATGTGGCATCCTGTGGCAAATAGCCCGTAAAAAGCCACTTTATTTGATTTTGGTTGAGTTCGCCCTCTGCAATTTCAAATAGCTTTAAATTACCTTTTAAATCATATTTAAACAGGAATACAAGCCCTATTTCTTTGCCTTTGGCTCGGTAGGTTGTAAATTGCTCCATATTAACTTCTATTAATAAATTCTAAAACAATACTCACAGTAGTACTGTACTTTTTGATATGCTTTAAAGTCATCACTTCATCGCCTTTAAAACTTAGTCTAACCTCTATATATTCAAAGTTGATAAAGTGGCAGATTATGTCATAATCATTATTTATTTTAATGTGTTTTTCTGGAGTGACTTTAACTTTCCAACTTGGTACTTTTTCCGCAATTTGTTTAAATCCTGACATTAAAAGTTGCCAGTCATTTATTAGTTTGTCTGATAATTCCTTTGCCATTATGCTAGTTTTTGGTTTAAGTCGTCAATTACAAGGTTTACTCTCAATCGAACATAGTGGTTATCGGTGTAAGTGAATAATTCCCTCAAAATGATTTCTAAAGCCCAAGCCTCGTGAAATTTTAAGGTAATTTTATGCTTCTTTTTTGCATCAAACAAAGTGGCTTTTTTAACTAATTGTTTGGCTTTACTATCGAATTTATCGGCTAAATCGTAACCGATGGAGCGATAAACATTTACTTTTTTATCGTTTGACCTTTCCATATCATATATGTAACTTAAAAGTTCATTTACGGCAATTATGGAGTCATTATTTAGTTTGAGTTCTACTTTCATTACATTATTTCAATTAATAGTTTAATATCCTCTTTGGTTAATATTTTGCCTTTTAATTGTTCGCCGTTAAACTCGACATAACCACCTAAACACTTTCCTTCTTTTGTGTATTCATAGGTTATAGTAATGTTACTATCATTTTTATCTAGTTGCCACCATCGGTAATAATCGCCGTTATCCAATGTATCGCCTTTAAGTTCTTTAAATCCAGTATTGGCAAACCATTCTATTGTAAAATATTGTTTCATCTGCAGTCTGTTTTTGGTTCTGTTATAATCTTTCCACAATAGTCGCATTGTAAGGCGGTTTTTTCGCAGTTTACCACGACTTCTATAACAACTACGCTCGTATCTTTATGTTCGCAGTTTTCATGCGTTATATCGGCAAAATCACACTTATAATTTTCGCAGTAAATAGGCCACTCACATTTTAATCGTGGGTTGTGTTTACAAGGTTTTATTATTGGTGTTGGATTGGTTGTAACATCATCAACAATAACTACTCCTTTGCACTCATCGGAGCGGCAATAGTCGTTTTCTAGTCGTAAGCAATAACCATCTTCAGTATGTTTGCACTTTAGCATTATTTAAACCTACTTTTTACGATGCCTCGCAAGGCAACTATTAACTTTTCGACTTCGTGAGTTTCCATATCTTTGAGCTTCTTTTTTACTGGAGACTTTTCGCTCTGTAAAAATTTGCTCAATCTATCCAAGTCGGGAACTTCTCCGTGCTTTTGTGATGGAGTAACCCATTGCATTTGGTAGAGTAGCGAAAGGACTATTTTGTGCTTTGGGTTTTTATTATCAAAAACCGCCCAGTTTTCTGTGGGCTGATTTATTGGAGTAGATCCTTCCTGTGCGCTTATAATTTTAACGGCTTGGTCTTGAGTTATCGACTTCAAGCTCGTGCGGTTCACATCACCCGTTACCCATTGCACCCATTCGTTTTTGGTTTCGACTTGGTAAGAGCAATTTTGCATTATTCTTTTGACTTGAAACGGAGTTATTTCTCCATTTGGGTCGTACTTCGGGATTTTTTTAGTTGCTGTCATAATGAGCCGTTAAAATTTGAAAGGTTAGAAAATGGAAACCGCTAATCATAAAACCATTTTTAGTGTACAAGTCAGAAAATGAAATTTGAAGCGGAGTACAACGACTGTAAACTTTATTAAGCTCGATTGATTTGTCAATTATTTGCTTTTTTAGTTTGTTGATATTTTTGGAGTCTATCAAATCGCCCTCGAGAGATTTTAGGTATTTGTTAAAATCTTCTTGCAGTCTGTTTTTTGTTTGAGTGGCGTGGCCTACATAAACAAAATAATGAGTAACTTTTTTCATACTGATTTATTTTAAAACTTTGCTCCCGGCAAAGACTCGAACTTTGACTGTATGCCATTCGGGAAACCCTCCTAACTAACCTAACCTTTGTATTCTGCTTTGGTGTGCTTTTTAAAGTTCTTATTATCTATAACCGCCTTTCTATAGTTTTGGAAGGCGTTACGTTCCTGCTGTGTAAACTCCTCTCGAGCTATCCAATTTCCGTTACTATCCTTGTAAATTTCTTTGCCGTTTACTTCGTAGAGCTCGTGGTCTGATATTGGGTTGATAACGATACTCATAACCTAGATGTTTGAAAATTGCAGGTTAATTGGTAGCCATTCTCCCTTATCATTTTTAACCTCAAAACCGATGTAGTCTTTTGAGTGAGAGAAAGAATAACTTTCTTTTAGTAACTCAATGCCACGCTTCCAGTTCTCGTCTTGGAATCTGTCCTCCATAGCATAAAGTTTTTGCACCAGGTTAATATCTAATTCGCCTTTTTTACGTTCTAATAAAGACATTACCAAATCTTTAGTATCAACATCATTTTCAAATTTTGAGTTGACAAAATCAATGATATGCTTTTCGGCTTGGTGCGAACGCTCGTCAAACGTTGGCTTTCCTTGACGTTTATAACTCACTCTGTACTTTCCGTGTTCAATTCTAAAGTTACCTTTGCCGTCAGCGTGTCTGGAACTGTACTCTTTTAACATTTCGTATATAGTTTGCATATCTTCAAACGCCTTTAATTTGAAAGCTTTAAGCGTTTCGTTAATTGTTAAAGCGCCAGTACAAAGCGATATAATTGTTTGTTCTTTTAGGTCTTCATACGCTTTGCGTTGGCGTTGCTTTCCCGCAATAATATCGGCGTTTCTTCTATCTAGTTCCGCCTGCAACTCCTCTGGAGATAGTTGCGATAAATCGATTGGTTTTTTTTCTTCTGATTCCATTTTTAAAATTTATTAGTTATTGTATTTTGAATTTTTTGTTCTAGTTGTGGATCTTGTTTGTAATCCTCAATTCCTTGTAAAAGTTTCGACCTTTCTTGATTGATAAAGATGCGCTCCCATTCGTCAAAAATTGGTTGTTTGCCTTTATCCTGTTGAGTACTGCAGGTTTTTAAAACTTCAAAAAGTATAAAGAACCTTTTTGTAATGTAATCACTCATATTTGTTTTTGTTCTTTACGAGTTGGTACTCCTCGAATGCCTTTCTTAAATCGGCTTCAATTTGTGGCCTTGCAATATGTTCCGAATGATTGTCTATTAACCATTGCTTTAGTTCCGCTATTTTATTTTGAAGTTGTTGTTTAGTTCGCATAGTAAATTGGTGTGTTGGTTAGAAAAATATTTGAAAACTCTTTGTTTCGGGTGATGCTATCAATTAGCGGCTGTGGATAAATAGCCATAATTTGAACGGTACAGGCCTTGTAATGGTCTCGCAAAGGCTCAACCTTGTTTGGTACAACTTCCGCCACTTTTAAGAACTGAAGCTCGCACTTTTCATATTCAGTTAAAAACCATTTATTGACTTGTGAGTTTGCCAACAATTGTTGGATTATGCTTGGATACTTACCGTAAATGTGGCACCAGTTCCAAATGGTTTGAAATAGCCTTTGATCGTACTCATCTGATGACCATTGAAGGCAATCCATTACTTGATTTTTTGTTGATACTGATTTCATAGTCTAACCTTTTTGTAATAATTTTAATTGTCGCTCGTTAAATCCTTGTTGCCAAATAACTCGTGAATCATAGGCCTCAAATCTGTTTTTTTCGATGTTTGCCTCAAAGTCTTTTACATTGACAACAATATCTGCATCGTAGTAAATATCCTCGGCTATTTTGCCTCTCGGTTTCTTTCCATCTGCACCACTTACCCAAATGAAAGTGGTATCTTTAAACTGGTTGATAAACTCAAAATAATGTTTGCTTTGCATCCCTCTAAAAAAATACTGAACCGAGTCGATGACTACTATTTTTGCCTGTCGTTTTCGGTTTAACCTTTCCGATAGTTGGCTAAAAGTTTCTTGATGGTAATTGAACCCTGAAACTCCTTTTAAGTTGTTTCGCTTTAGTGCCATTTTGAAAGACTTTTTAAGTCCCTCCTCGGCGGTGTTGTAATGTACTCTTTGACTATTTTGGCAAAGCATTTTAACGATTTGCAAAACGTATGAGGTTTTACCGTGTCCAGAATCTCCGAAAATCAACCAATGACTATTTCCTAATTGTGGTTCGCCTAAATGCGGTTTCCACTCCTCGTTGATTTCAATAGTCTTGAAGATTATCCTATTAATATCTTCGTAACTATATGCTCGTTTTACTGCCATTTATGCCGCTTTTTTTAAGAACTGTTTTTGAACATCTTTTTTAACTCGTCTCATATCATCCTCACAGTTATCGAAAATGCCTTCTATCGTATCCTCGTCAGTTATTCCATTTGCCACACAAATCGCTTTTATATCTTCAAGCGTTGCAGGTTTTAACTTTAACCACTTTCTACCAATACGGCTCCAACATTCGTGGTAACCGCTTCTGTCGTTATTTACACCTCGTTTGAAACGCTTTTCTAGCGCAGGGGTTCCAGACAATAAGAAACCACAATTCGGAAGGTTGTTAAAAAAGTCAATGAATAGATCTAGCGAGGCATCTTTCAATTTGTCTAACTGATCCAATATTAAAAATGGAGCATTTAAACCGCTAACGTGATCCATAAACCTTTCGATTAAATCCTCCGTTGTTCCGAAGTCGTCCAAACCACAAGCCGTATTTAATGCCTTTGCGAAACTCTTTTGTTTCCAAAAAGTCATACACTCAATGTGAATTACATTTGGATATGCTTTTGCAAAATTTTTGTAACATTCCGATTTACCTGCACCCGCTTTATCTGAAATTCCAAAAGACAAACTTTGTTCTTTGGCTTGCATCAAGTGTTTGTGGATGTAATCAAAATTTGTAGTATTAGCCGTGTTCCAGTTCAACTCAATTTTAAGTTTTACTAAAACTTTTTGCCACATTTCGTCTTTAATCAAATTCCAATTTTCGTTTATCATTTGGCTAATTGTCGCCGATGATACGCCAGCTCTAGTGGCTACTTTGTTTTGAGAAGTCAAGCTACATAAGTGTTTGATTTCTTTAACGATTTGGTGTTTTTGTAAATCTGTCATAGTCTTGTTAGTTAGGTTAAAAATCGTATTCGTTTGCTTCCGCTAATGCACGTTCTTTTTTAGTTGCATTGCCTCCCATTTTTATGGTTAATGCTTGGTCTGCTATTAATTGTTCTCTACTGATTCCAGTTCTAGCAACCAAATCGTTATATGCTTTTTGGTCTCTGTCTAATTCTTCTTGTTGTGTTTTGAAGTCTTTCCACCATTGCTCTTTTGCACCTTCCGCCATCAATACTGGTACACTTTCGTGAGCTCGTTTTGGTTCTGCCGCCGCAATGAAAATCATTTGGCCATCATTTGTACGTTCATAAAGTTGAATGTATGCGTCCAAATACTCTGGGTTATAGCGTACAATAAATTTTTTACCGATGTTCACTCGTCTAAACTCTAAATCAATATTTCCATTATAATCGTAAACCTCAAACTTGTATTTATCATCGCCCAGTCTCATTGTAAGGCCCTCACGTTTGTAAGTAATTGGTTTTGTTTCTGCAATCCAAACGGTTGACGCTATCTCAAGAACTGATAACTCCTCACGCATTAGCATTTCGTGTTCATAATAAACTTGGTCTCGGGTTTTACCTTTGAATAATGGATGCTCCGATTCGTTCCATTGCTTAACCGTAATCTCCCAAGCTTTAAGTAAATCCTCTTTTTTCAATAAGTTATCTGTATTCTCAGCGATAAAGTCTGCATTCATTTTATTGCGAGAGCTTCGAACCTTAATACTTTGCTTATCTGACCACCACCACATATTGGCGCATTGTTGCTGTAGGCGGTTGAATAATTGCTCCATTGGATTTGATTTCTGCCCGGCTTTGTGTGAATAATGAGTTCCGCCATTTCGTGCCACTACATTATCGTATAGCTCCTGCATTCTACCCATTTTATGACCTGATTGTTTATCGTAGGTTAAAAGGTACGGTCTAGTTTGGGCAGTGTTAAGAGCCATGTTTAAGGCTTTTATATGGTCAATGTGGCTTTCAGTTTCAGAGTACGACCAACCCAATATTTTTTCACTATACACGTCAACCAATGGGTTAATTTTAAGTTTAGCACCTCGCTTGTTTGAACTTTCGTCATCGTAATGGATCCAGTCTAATTTTGAACCATCAATAGCCCAGTAAACATTTGGAAACCATTTACTCTTATCTCTGTCGATTGAGTTTGCAAACTTGTTTCTCCATGCGTCTTTTCCGTCTCGAGCTAAAATCCATATTCTCATTTGCTCTGGTTCATAAAGCCAATTGTAAACTGCTTGCTCTGTTAAATCGTCCCACTCTTTTACATACTGTGCTTTTTTATACTCGGCCATTAATTGAGGGATTGAGTATTTAATTGGAAGGCTATATTGGGCCAATAAGAAATCGGCAATTTCGCCTTTGATTTTTTGAGCTCTTTTTAATCCTTCCGCTTTGTGAAGGAAAACTTCATAGCCATCTTGGAGATAGTCCTCATATTTCTTTTTTAATCGTCTCCAGTTGCCCGGTAAATCGAAGCTCCATTTTGTAGTATTGATTGCATTTACTGCCTCGCTTATATTTTGCCAAATTGCAGTGGTTTTACGTCCAAACATTTTAACCTGTGCGGATCTATCTTTTAACACCGATTGAATAGCGTTTAAAATCATTGCGTTGGTTGCCTTTTCTCTTTGGTCTTCTAATGATAAAGGCTTTCCATTTGGTTTTCGATGTTCCGCAAAAAACTGAATTGCTTTTGAGTCTGGAACAATATATCCCTCAAGTTGGTTACGAACTGCCACTTCTTTTGGATCCCCTAATTTTTCAACGCAAACCTTTTTTATATCAAATGGCAAATCATAAAAACTAATGTATGCAGTATTGCCCGCTCCTCGTCCTTCTTTAGTTCGTACCAGTTTGCCCCTTTGGCATTGAGTATGGTAAGTCTTATATGCCATCAATCCCCAGTCTTCATAAAGAAGCTTTGCAGGAATTGATAAAACGTTATTTTGATACTCGTACATATTATACTTTTTTTATTGTTCCCGCCGTGATGTCGAAACCACGCAAAGTCGTAGCGGGATGACTTATTAAATCGATTTTAATCTATTGATAACTGAACGTCTGATAACAAAGCCAAAAAGAGTAGTTACTTTTTCGCTGTAGGCAATTCTATCCATTGCCTCATTTAAGTGATGAATAATTTTTGTTTTCATAAATCGTTAATTTTTTCGTTAATAATTTTTTTTGAAGCGGCCTCAAGAGTTTTGTATTCTTCTTGAATTTTTAACGGATAAGTTCCAACACGCTCGCCACGGATGGACTTGTATATATAATCTCTTTTAAATCCATACTTTTCTATTAGAGCTTTAATGATCTCCTCATTGTAGTTTGTCTTTTTTTGTCTAAGTTTGCTCATTGTTAAATTTGTATTTATATAAGTACAAATATATAGATATATTTCTCAACTAAACAAATTTATTATGACAAATTTCTCAACTCAAAAAGAAAGAATACTTCAATTTATTGATTATAAAGGTATTAGTAAAAATAAATTTTATATAGAAAGCGGTATATCCAACGGTGTTTTAGATAAAAAGAGTGGGCTTTCGATGGAAACAGTTGAGAAATTTTACTCAACATTCCCAGAAATTAACCCAGAGTGGCTTTTAACTGGTAATGGATCTATGCTTAAAGAAAAAGAACCAACACGCGTTTATTTGCACGACAATATTGATGATGAGGATAATCCTATTGATAATATAATTCCATTGATACCAATTGGAGCGATGGCGGGTAGTGGCACAGGCGAAATGCAAATCGCAAAAAGAGATATAATTGATGGATATGTAATTCCAGAGTTCACTCAACGTGGAGTGGAATATATAATTCGAGTGAGTGGATCTAGCATGTATCCAAAGTATAGCAGTGGTGATTTATTAGGATGTAAAACGGTAACGGATCTATCTTTTTTCCAATGGGGTAAAATCTATGTTTTGGATACTGATCAAGGCCCAATGGTTAAACGTTTATTTCCAGTTCCTAATAATGATGATTTACTAGAATGTAGATCCGATAATAAAGAGTATCCTCCGTTCCCAATTAGTAAGAGTTCTATATATAAAGTTGCAATAGTTATAGGAGTTTTGAGAATGGAATAA